TCCAAGTTAGGAATATTTGCTGCATTCAGTAGTGTTCTATTTAGTGCTTCCATATTAAACATACCCGGAGGTGCATTCTGTGCTACCTGCATTGCCATGTTTGTCATCATAAGTCTGTGAGCAGATGACGGAATGTTAGGGTCACTTACAGGAATTATGTCAATCTTTTTATCAAAGTCACTTCTAAATATTTCTGAAGACTCTCCTGGGACATCATAAGGATATCTCTGGGGTAAACTTTCTGAGTCAATACGTGCAAGAACTTTAAACTCTTCTCTTTGTGCCTTATGTAGTCTCTTATGTATTGCAGAAAAGAATTTACTTGAAGCTTCTAGTAGTGCCATAGTTGTACCTACAGGACCATAGTTAGAACCTTCACTTATAATCTGCTCTGTTGTATCTGCAAACTTTTGTCCTGCACCTGCAACATATGTCATCATATTATATAATGTAGAAGAAGGTTCTTTGTATGGAAACATTACAATAGACTTATTCAAGTCCATACCTGTTGCTTCTACTTCTTTAAATTCACCTGGGGCAATAGGGTCATTATCTCCTACAACCTTTACACCCTTAGCTTTAAATCCACCCTGTAAGTTTGCAAACTGACCTGCATCAATTAAACTTCTCATTGCTGCAGTGGCAGACATTGTTAGGTTACCTAAAAAGTGTATAAGTCCTAATCCATAAAAACCAAAGCCTGGAACAAATCTGTAGTGAGTAAAAAACATTTTCTTTTGTTTTGTTTTGTCATCTTCATTCCAGTTTCTTCTAATTGACAATACCTTTTGTGATTGCTCTTCTACAGTTACAATATATGGGCAGGCAGTGTCATAGTCTTCTATCTCAAGATAACAGTGTTGCTCTAGTAGTGTATACTGTGGGTCACTATCTGTAGAAGGAGATAAACCTAAGACTGTGTCCATTTTTTCTGCCATTGCTGACTGTCTAGGTAATTCAGGGTCAGGTAAGTCTATGTCTCTATACATTCCTGCATTAATCTGTCTTGCAAGTTCTATAGGACTTCTATAAAGAATATGTGTATATCTATCTGCTCTTCTTAAATCTGTAGCATAGTAAGAAACATAGAATTGGTCAATAGGTACAAACTCACTGACAGGTCTAGCTAAAGAGTCATCATAATATATCTTTTTAAATGCAGAACCTAGTAAAGGTAAGTGAAACAACATTCTTTCTGTTTCGTCAAAGTATTCAGGCATTTGTTCTGATACTTGATAGTTCATAAAGTTCTGAACTCTGTTTGCCTGTCTTTGTTTTGATTCTGTTATTTCTCCTAGTATCTGTACCTTTACAGGTCCTTTAGAAGGAAACAACTCTCCACTTGCCTTACTCTGAAACTTAACTGCAGATTCAATAAGTAGTGGGTGTACTGCAGTTGCTGCACCCTCAAATGGTTCTGTTGTGTCTTCAAGCTTTAGTCCTAGTAAGTCAAACCCTCTTTCAAACATTGACTCCCATTCTGACCTAGAAGATTTATCTGCATCATATTTTTCTATTACAGTATTTGCAATGTCCTGTAAATCCTGTTCTTCCATAAGTTCTGCAAGGTTTTCATAAAAAGTTCCCTGCTCTTCTTCTTCCTCTTCAAGTTCTTCTATAGAGTTAAACTCTACCTCTAACTCACCTGTTTCAGGGTCAAGCTCAAAGTTTACATTATTAGATGTTTCTTCTCTTGGAATATCTAATTTAATAATATTGTCTTGAGCTATTTCTTCATTAGGATTCTTTTCTACTGCCATTCTCTTTCCTTATCATTGGACTTTTATATTTTTTTATGGTTATTGATTTGCCCATTCTTACTGGTAACCTGTTACACTTACAATATTTACTATATCGTTTTGCTCCACACTCTACACAGTAGGTTACAGTATTATATTTGAATATCTTCATTATACTGTTATACCCTCCAGTACGCAACCCTTTTATCCTTTTTACTTCCATCATCTTCCCATGAAGGGTCTTCAGGATGTGTTAAGTTCCAACTGTCTTTCATGTAGTGTATTGCCATTGTTAGACAGTCTACTTGGTCATCATGTGAGCCATTAGGAAATGACATACACTCAGAAAATAAATCATCTGCCCATATTTTATTTTTAGGTAACCATACCCTTCCTGCTTCCATCATGGGTGTAGATGCATATACTCTAGCAACCTTATCCTTATCAGGAAGATAGTCTAGCACAGGAAGTCCTGCTCTACGCATGTCCTGTATTAATGACTGACCTGATGCCTTTCTTTCTATAATACATACGTCAGGTCTAAAATCTCTATATAACTCCTGTGCAATACGTCTTAGTTCAGGATACTCATACCTACCTCTTGTATTACCTAGTAGTATCAGGTGAGAAGAGTGACCATAGTCTTCATCATAATCATGGAATATACCCCATGTTTGTATTACACTATAGTCTGCAGTTCTACTTGTACTAAATGCAGTATCATATGTCTGTATAATAAACTGACATTCAGGTGGGTCTTCATACTCCCACCACTGTATATATTTCTTTTTTATTATACCACCATCATCAGGTGAAGGGTCTTGCATATATAATGAGTTCCAATACCTTGCACCATTACTTGCCCTGATTTCCTGTTCATCTATTCTTAGTATTTCATCAGACTTCCACTCAGGAAAGTATGAGCTACCTACAGGTAAGTCTAGTAACTCTGCTGCTTCTTCATTTAACCATGCCGGAATACTAATAACTTCCCAGGGATAAGTACTCTGCTCTGCAGTTTTTTCCTGCTTTAATAACCAACCACATAAATCATCATAGTGGTATCTTGTATTAATAATTATAATTGAGCCATTAGGCATAAGTCTTGTTCTTAAACCTGCAGGATACCACTCCTTAATATACTTCCTACCTGTCTGACTGAATGAATCTTCTTCTGACATGACATCATCTAGCAGGGCAATGTTTGCTCCCCTACCTGCAACCTGACTTCTTACACCTGCTGCATAGTATGAACCATTCTTATTTGTTTTCCATTTACCTGCTGCCTTAACGTCACTACGTAGTGCAACACCCTTAAATATTCTTTGGAACTTTTCTGTATTAACTATGTCTCTTACAGTTCTACCAAAGTCAGAAGCAAGCTGGTCACTATGTGATACAGACATTATCTCATGGTTTGAAAAGTTACCTATATACCATGCAGGAAATAACTTGCTACATATTAATGATTTAGAAGAACGAGGTGGTAGGAATACCATAAGTCTCTTAATGTCACCATCTACCACACCCTGTAGTTTACTACATAATAACTTAATATGCCTACCCATCTTAAAATCAGATACCAGTGTGGGAGCAAATACCTTTACAAATGTAAGGAAATCATCTCTTGCTCTTAAATTAATATATGTATCTAGATTAATCTTAAAATCTAAATAGTTTTCTAATTTAGTTTTTTCTTCCATTATGTATTTATTTTACCTTCTTCTTCATTCATATCAAAACACTTATATGCTTTTGGAAAATAATCAGGCATATGGGTGTGTAGTTCACTTGCAATTACATAGGCTCTTGCTAGACACTTGTCATGTGTGTCATGTGGACTTTTTAAATCTGCTAAAGTTATACATTGATTGGGGTTACTCATTAAACATGCTAATACAAAAAGCTCATACATTAGTTTTCCTTTGTTGTTATAAAAAATATTATAACACTATTGTATAAAATAGGAAAGTATGTTATTTTCTATTTAGACCTCCGGGGGTAAATAGATAGACCCCAACCTCCTATTGTAATTATATATTACTTTATACTCAAACTATAAATACTCATATTAACTTAATCAGGCGGCGACCCCTATTTAGCTAGATAGGGCATGGTTAGTCCTGTGAAATTTTAAAAATATGTGGGGGTAGGGTATATATATATTATATACAGCCAAGATTTTTGGGTAGGGGTATCGACTATTCTATATAATTCCATCAAAAAACTACCTTTTTCTAATTGGATACATAAGAATCAATATATATCTATATAAATTCTTAAATGAACAAACTGTTTAGATTAGAAAGATTACATAAATCTATTATTAATCTAATGAGTTTATATATTGCATTATTTACTTACTACCTACCTACTACCCAATATTAATATAAGTTATTGAAATAACCATATAAAA